TTACGCCGTCAGTGCCACCACTTCCGCATCCGTGAGCTTCTGCGGCTGGTAGCGCACCGCGCGGACATGGAAAAAGGGTTGATTGCTGCCGCCGTAGGACAGGTTTCCAACGCCAAGGTTGGCGAACGGCGGGACCGTTGGCAGGGCAGCCTTGAGGAGTTGGCCGTTGCACGCGAACCGAAGGCCATCGGCGCCATAGCTGAGGGCGACCTTGACCGGGCCCCCAACAGGTGTTCCCTGGAGTCCGACCGAGACCGTATTCGGCCCGGACGGACCGTTGACAGCCGAGTAGGCGTAGGCGAGCGCCGATGCAGTGAACCCGATGCCTACGCGATTTCCGACCGCTGTGCCAATCTCGACAAGATTCCTTGCCGTTGTGTCTCCCTCTTTCGGCCGTCCAAACTCCATGAAGATGGTGCCTTCAGCGGCATTGCACCAGCCCTTCTTTGCGTCGACGAGGACGAGATCACCTGCTCTCGTGGTTGCCCCGGAGGTAGCGGCGTCTGCCTGTCGGGTTGTCGTTGCTGAAGTGGCGCCGTCAGCGAGACGCGTCACTGCCGCCGTCGTTGTCGGGATGTAGCTCGACGCGGACGACGCCTGTTCCAGCTGCAAGCCCGTGAACTTGAAAGTGCGGGCGCTGTTGGTGCCGTACTTCCAGATACCCGACACAGTGCTGGGAACGGATGCATCGGTGGTCCGCGTGCCGGTGACACGGTACACGCCGCCGCCGACATGGGTCATGGTGCAGGCAAAGGCGGAAATTGCCGAGTTCGCGATGACGAGTGCGAAGTCCGCCGCCCCGCCGGACGCCGGCATGCTGGGCGCTCCGCCGTCATCCATCTTCACGAAACAGGAAATCACGTAGGTGGTCGACGGCGCAAGAACAGGCGACTTGGCGGCATAGAACGCGAACGTGCCGGCCGGCGGCGGCGCAGGGAATGCGATGCCTGTCGCGAACCCCAGCTCGCTCCAGGACGCCGCCGCGCATCCGATCCTGACGGACGCATCCGCAAGTCCATTGCGAAACTCGCTCTCAGCCAGCAGATTCGTACTGGACACCTCTTGCATGAGCCAAGGTGCGATGGTCAGGTCGGCGGGGTTGTAAGTCATCCGCGCGGCGCCCGCCGCAGCGGTCTTCATCACACCCGTAGAGTCGAAGTAGGTGCCGATGGATGCGCGGCTGGTGAAGGTCTCGGTGCTCGGGATGTAGCTGGTGGCGAACGCACCGGCTTCGAGCTGGGCACCCCAGGCCAGGCAGGCCCCGTTGTCCGCTCGCGGTCCAGAAACCACTGCGTAGACCGTCAGAACATCGCCCACCGCGATGGCGATCCTCGACGTGTAGATACAGCGAAACCACCCGTTGCCCGCATCACGCATCTCCCAACCCGCCCCCGAGATCAACGGATTCGCACCGTGCAGGATCACGCCTGCGCCGATGTCGTTCGTCGCAGTTGTAGTGTTGCGCAGCAACAGGTCCACGTTGGCAGTCCTCGACACGTTCTTCAGATAGATCGAGTACGTCATCACGGTCGCTGTCGCGACGGCGCTCTGCGTGTTGGGTGTGGTGGACGTCCCCGAAAACTCAACTGCTCGAAGCGTGCCATCGGGCGCCAACCTTCCCGTGACGCGTGACATCCCGCCGCCCGTCCAAGGCGACAGGTGCATGTCGCCACTCTTGAGCAGAATGTTCGTGCGCTGTTCCTCCACCATCAGCAAGGGCGGCAGCGTCAGGTTCGACGGCTCGTAGCTATTGCGCGCCACGCCCGCGCCTGCATAGCGCATGACACCATCGGCGTCGTAGTAGCTTCCAATGGACGCGCGCCCGGAGAGGGCCTCGACGTTGCAGATATAGGAGCTGGGGAATCGCCCCTCCTCGAGTTGCGCGCCCCAAATGTAGAGACCGTCGACGCCGTTGCCCACGCTCCCCGACGCAGTGCCGGGATAAATCGCCGCGACCAGCGTTGCGGATGCATCCGTCGTGAAGACAATCTCGACCCTGCGCCACCCGTTGCCAACATCGACCACCCTCTTGGACACGTCCACAAAGCCGCCGGAGGCGGCGCCTGACACAACCATCGTGGACAGATTGAAGGGAATGCTGACGCAGTCGACGCCTGCTGCACCTCGGGCATAGATCCACCCGTTGAGCGCGCCAGCAGGCTTCGCGTAGAACGAGTACGCATAGGTGGTCGCGGTCGCAGCTTTCGCGATGCTCTGGGAGATGTGGCCGTTGCCGGCGTTGTTCGTACTGTTCAAGATCAGCTTGCACGCATCCCATCGCCCATTGGGAGCGATGGCAGCGTCCGGGACCGGCGTAGCGCCCGATCGGGTCCATGCCGAAGACCTATCGAATCGCGACGAGAAGGAAAGCAGATTCGTTCGCGTGCTCTCGATGAGTAGCCCTTTGGCGACCTTGGTGAGGGGGTCGTGGTCGAAACGCGGCACGGGGCCCGGCGGCTTCGGTTGAATCCAGCCCTGTGCATTGACGAAGGTACCTTGTGCTGCCCCTGCGAAGGTGAACAGTTCGGCGAATGTTTTTTCAGTGAGCGTGGTGGTCATTGCGTTTCGATGCTGTTGTGGGTGAGGGGCCAGAGGGTCGCTAGGTCGTAGGCGTCGATCTCAGCCTCGGTGAGGTCTTTCATGGCGTCGTGGTGCGCGCGCTCGGCGCTGAAACAAGCTTGCACGTGCAGGGCGATAGCTCGGGCGACCTCTCGCACCTCTTCGAGTGTCAGATGCCCCCACCCGTTGGCCGCCTTGAAGTCGACCGCGGCGATGCCAGCAGCCTCAGCGGTCAGGATCAGCGCCGCGATGTTGTCTCGGTCGGCCCGACCGGTGAGCACGCGCATGCCATTGGGCATGGTGATGCCGCCCGTCTCGGCCTCCCAGCGCCGCTGTGCGACCAAGGCGCGCATCGCGTCCTTGCGCTGCTCCAGGGTGCGGGGGTCGACCCACGTGTCGGCCACGAAGTCGAACACGTGTGCCTCGCTTGGCCGCTGGGGGTATGGCACGACAACGCCGTCGCACACGTACCCTGTCTGATGACTGCTGACCCGCACGTAGGCCAGGCCGCTCATCTGAGCCACGTATTCGACGCGCGACTCATCGACCGTGGTGGTCATCTGGATCTCGCCAGAAGTCGGCCTTCCGGCGGTCGGCTTGTAGAGCGCAAGGGTTGCGAGGACCGGCAGGCCGTCGGCGACGGGGGGCATGGTTTCTTGAGTGGATGTCATGGCTTTATCTACGTGTGGCAAGGATCAACAGCGAACGCCGCGTGAACACTGTGCGGAAGTCGGAGCTAGTGCCTGCAAAAGCTGCCTCGTAGTTGGCGGGACCGTCGCCAGAGGGAATGTCTACGACCGCTGTTCCCAAGACGGTCTCCGCGAAAACTTGCACGCCATTGCGACGGATGATCACGCGAGCCGGACCGCCTCCGCCAACGGCCACCGAAACGATGGCCGTGACCCGCGTGCCGCGCGAGTCATGTGCCCACACCCACACGCCCCCGATGTAGCCGTCACCAGCCACACCGCTGACCTCGTTGTCCGCCCAGCCCATCCGGTTCACGGTGACCGCATCGCCGCGAATCTGCAGTGTGTCGATCACGTTGACTTGACTGATCGTCAGGCCGCCCGGGTCGAGATTGAAACCTGGCCCCCACATGCGGAAGTCCGTGGTGTTGGTCGGCCCGTCGTAGCGCATCTTCAGGCCGGCCCCGCCCATCTGCATATCGATAAACACCCCGTTGGTCGGGTGATTTGCCAAGATCCATCCCCAGTTGCCGTCCAGCCACTTTGCGGGGCTGCTGCGAATGAAGCCCCAGTCGTTGCCGACAAGGTCACTCCTCATCGTCATTTGGCCACCCTCGATGACTTTCAGTCTCGAGATATTGGCGGCCAAGTTGGTGACGTTGATCTCTCGGGCCGTGAGTGTGCCCGCCTTGATCTTGTCGCCAGTGATCTCGTCACCCTTGATGTGGGTGCCCCGGATCTGCTCGGCATCGATCATGCGGGTCTTGATCGCACCATCAACGAACAGGTTGCCATTGATCCCGACCGAAGGCGTACCACCGATGCTGCCGACGATGAAAGGGAACGTCGGCACGCCGCCCGGGCCGTCCTGCGCGATGGCGAACTTGTCGACCAGCACGACCAGCTCAGACTTCGTGCCGTCGTTGTTGAGGATCATGCCCGCGACCTTCTTGTCCGCGTTGACGTTCAGGCGCCATTGCGACTTGACGGTGCCATCTAGTGTTGCGATGGCAGAGGCGTTGGTCGAGATCGACGAGGTATGGCCGTTCACCGTCGCAGTCAACGAAGTCATCGCGTTGGCCTGGGCCGTGATCGAGCCCTCGGCGCTTGTGACTCGCGTGGTCAGCGCATTGACCGCGCTGGCATCCGCCTTCGTGGTCTCCGCCTTGGTGATCCGCAGGCTGTCCGTGACATCCTCGAAGCGGAACCCCTGGATCTCCGAGTAGCCCGTCGTGCCGCCCGTGTGGTTCAGGGCAAAACCGGGGCTGACCGAGGTGTCGCCGAAGGCGCTGCCGAGCAGGTCCAGTGAGATCCGGGTCCAGACGTTGTTGGGCAGGCTGCCGAGTGAGATACCGCTGTTGCCATAGTTGCCCAACGTATTGCGCCACCAGGTCCAGTAGTGCGTACCATTGGCATCCACGCGTCGAACCCATGCCGTGAGGCGATAGGTGCGCACCGGGTCGATCACCACCTTGCTCTTCGAGTAGTTCCAGAAGCTCGCGCCCCCCACAGGCGACCGGCACACCGTCGTGGCGACCTTGCCGGTCGTGGTCGTGACGAAGAACGTCGACAGGTTGGTGCCGTAGTGGCTGCGCCATGCCGTCGCATTCGCCAGGCTCTCGTCCGCCGTCAGGCTGGCCTGCGAGTCGGCACGTCCCAACTCCAGCCCGCTGTTGATGCTGGTGATCGCATCGCCCTGCGACGTGATCAGGCCCTCCGCATTCGTGACGCGCGTCGTCAATGCGGTCAGGGCCGTGTTGCTGGCCTTGCTCGGCAGGCCGTTCGTCGTGTGGTTGACGGTGGCCGACAGCGCCGTGATCGCGTTGGCGTTCGCCGTGTCCGCGGTGACGCGGGCACTCTGCTCCGCCGTCACGGCCGCAGCGGCATCCGCCTTGTTCGTGTTGACGACCGCTTCGAGCGCTTGCCGTGCAGACACCTCGGCCGCATCCGCCGTGATGCGCGCCTGGCGCTCCTCGTAGATCAAGCCGCTGGCGAGCGTGGGGCCCGTCGGCTTCTCCCAGACTTCGAAGGCATTGCGCACGAAGTCGTTGACCAGCGACGCACCGATCACCGTGTCCAGGCTGCCCGAGGTATCGGGAACGCCCGTGAGCGCCACGGACAAGCCCTGCCGCTGGATCGCCTCTGCGCTGTCCGCCTGCGCCCGTGCCACCGCCTCGGCCTGCAGCGCTGCGGAGCCGGCCGTGGCATTGCCCGTGACCGTCGCCTGCAAGGCGGTGATCGCATTGGCATTGGCCGTGTCGGCGGTGGCGCGCACGCTCTGCTCGGTCACCAGCGCGGCATCGGCGCTGGTCTTGTTGCTCGCGACCGTGGCCGCCAGCGCCGTGCGGGCCGTGATCTCCGCGTTGTCGGCGGCGATGCGTGCCTGGCGCTCGCTGTAGACCAGGCCCGAGCTGACAGCCCCCACGTCCGTGCCGGTGTAGGCACCGCGCACCTGCGTGGCCAACGATTCGCGCGCCGTGACTTCCGCCGTGTCCGCCGTGGCCCGCGCGCTCTGTTCGGCGTTGATCGCGGCATTGACGGTGGCCAAGTTTCCGGCCACGGTCGCGGCCAGTGCCTGGCGGGCCGTGACCTCGGCGGCATCGGCGTTGGCGCGTGCCGTCTGCTCCGCCACGAGCGCGGCATCCGCGCTCGTCTTGTTGCTGGTCACCGTGGCTGCCAGCTGTTGCCGGGCCGTGACCTCGGCGCTGTCCGCGCTCACCCGTGCATCGCGCTCCGATGCCAGGAGGCCCGAGCTCAGTGCGCCGATGTCGTTGCCGTTGTAGGCGCCGCGCAGTTGCGTTGCGAGGTTCTCGCGCGCCGAGACTTCCGCGGCGTCCGCACTCGCACGCGCAGCGATCTCGCTCTGCAGCGCGGCGTTCGAAGCACCCGGCGACGGACGTCCGATGGCGACCCAGTCGATCTCGAAGTACGCCGTGGCAGTCTGCGCCGCCGACAGCTCGATCCGGAGCTGATCGATGGTCACATCCCAGCCGGGGCTGACCGTGACCATGCCGATGCCTGCGCCGTCGTAGGTCGGCTCCGTCATCGTCACACGCCGCGACGCATCGAAGCCGCTGTCGCTCGCTGCGCGCCAGGACAGCGCGCCGTCCCATGCGGGCGCACCGACCTTGCGCACACGCATGCGGATCTGGCCGTAGGTCGAACCGTTCGCGGCAATGCCCACAGGCGACACGATGAAGGGATCGGTCGCATGGTTGGCGGGGCGGATCCACCCCGCTGCCACCGAGGGCGTGCCGTTGCCCGTCCAGGCCTCCAGGCCGGAATCGAAGTACCAGATCTTTGCGTAGTCGAACTGCTCGCCCACGCCTGCCGAGATCAACGTGATCTGCTGCGCCAGGGCTTCGTCGCTCGTGGCGCGCGCACTGCGCTCCTGGTAGATCAGGCCACTGACCACCTGCGACAGGTCCGACCCGCCGTAGCCACCGGTGAGCTGCGCCTGCAGCGTCTCGCGCGCGCTGACTTCGGCGGCGTCAGCCGCCACTCGGGCCTGGCGCTCTTCGGCGATCAGGCCGCTGCCCACCTGCCCCAGCGCCGGCGCCTGCCAGACGCCGTAGCTCTGCTCGGCAAACCCGATGTCCAGCGACGCGCCATCCACGTAGGCCAAGGTGGCGGCGAGGTCCGTCGCGCCGACCAGCGCGACCGTGAGCGACTCGCGGCTGCGGGCCTCGGCCGCGTCCGCGGCACTGCGCGCCGAGGCTTCGTTGCCAATGGCGGCAGTCAGCGATGCGTCGGCAGCCTGCAGCTGCGTGGCCAGTTGCTGGCGTGCCGATGCTTCCGCTGCATCGGCGCTGGCGCGCGTCGTGGCCTCGGTCTGCAGTGCCGCCTGCGCGGTGCTCAACGATGCGTTCAGCGTCGTGAGGCGTGACGACAGCGACTCGTCCGCGGTCTGCCGCGCCGTGGCCTCGTCCGCGATCGCGGCGCTGCGGGCATTGGTTTCGGCAAGCAGCGCCGCCGCCCGCGCGCTCTGTTCGGCGGTGATCGCCGTGGCGCGGGTGCTGGCCTCGGCCGTCACTGCCGCCTTCCGGTCGGCCACCTCCTGTGAGACGGCCGCCACACGTGCCGTGATCTCGGCCTGGTCGGCCGCAGCGCGGGTGGTGGCTTCGGCGGTGAGCGCATTCGTCACCTGCGTGACCTGCTGCGTTCGCTGCTGGGCCTCGGACACCAACGCCGCCGAGCGCGCGGCCGTTTCTGCCGCAAGGGCAGCCGCTCGCGCAGCCGCTTCGGCGCTCAGGGCCTGCGCGCGATCCTGCGTTTCCTTCGTCAGCGCCTGGCCCTGCGCCTGGTCGACGGCCTTGAGTTCGTCGACGGCCTCGTTCAGGCCCTTTTCGAGTTCTTCCAGCGCTTCGTCGATGCCGGGCAGCACCGTGAGTTGCACATACGCGGCCGCACTGCCGTTGCCGCCGGCATCGACGGCGCGCACCCAGTAGCGCCAGCTGCCCGTGGCTTCGGTGCGAACGAAGGTCCGCTCAGCCGTGCGTCCGATCTCTTCGGAAGTCTCGAGCGTGGCGCCCCGGCGCAGCTCGTAGTACGCGATCGGCTGCATGGTCTTGCAGTCCTGCCAGGCCAGGTCGATCTCGTTGCGCCAGACAGTGCCGTTCACGATCGGCTGCGCGGGCGCCGCGATGTCGATGGACGCGGAGACCGGCACCGACCATTGGTTGGCCGTGCTGCCGTGCGAAGCCCAGACACGCTGGGTGCCGGCGCGCAGCCATCCGAGGTTGGCCGCCACGCCCTTGGCGGAGAACACCTCGTCGGCCAGCTCCCAGCTGGCGCCGATGCGCACGCGGGTCGTGCTCCAGTCGAGCAGGTCGAGCCCGATCGGCTGACCCCAGGTGGCGACGATGCCGGCGTCGGTCACGTCGAGTGTGAGCCCCGCCACGTCGCCAGGCACGCCGCCCTTGCCGACCAGCGTGTGCTCGGCCGTGGCCCACGGGCTCGATGCGTAGGGCGTTCGAAAGCGCGCACGCACCTGGTAGAGGCTGCGCACCGACAGTCCCAGCAGGAAGGTCTCGGTGGCATCGCCCGGCAGTTGCGACGAGTGCCAGTCGCTCACCGGTGCCAGCGAGCGCCATTGCACCTCGACCGCGCCGCTCTTCAGGATGTTGAGCTCGTTCGATTTCGCCCACGAGACGCGGGCGCGCGCCACCATGCCGCCGTCCTGCAGCGACATCTGCGACGGGCCGCTTTCCACCTTGAAGTCGAACGGTGCCTGCGGTTGCAGGAACGGGCTCGGCAGGTTGGTGTTCGGCGCCGCGTCGGCCAGCACCTCGTCGGCCAGGTCGTAGTAGGCCGGCACGTCCTCGATCACGAGCAGCGACAGCGGTGCGTTGCGCGCGTAGGTCCAGTCGGTGACGCGGAAGGTCTTGTTGGTGAAGCCGTACAGCGCGCTCGAGAGCACGATGCGGTCGCCGGGCTGCAGATGCCAGGCCAGCATCTTCGGATGGATGCGCAGCACGAAGCCGCCGCGGCTCTGCTCGACCACCACGCGGGCGATCTGGTGGCAGCGCACATGCGAGGTCGTGAAGGCCAGCGCCATGTCGGTGAACTTGTCCTTGGCGTCGAGCGCACGGAAGGCCTGGTTCTGGTAGGGCGTGAAGTCTTCGCTCACCCCGTTGCGCGCCGCGTTGACATAGGTGCCGCGCATGCCATTGAAGCGGCTCGCGCCAGGGTTGGCGGTTTGCATCACGGCCGTGGGCGCCAGCATGTCCTCGTCAGTGAGGTTGAGCACCGGTGTCGACCAGGCACCGGCCTGGATGCGCCAGACACCACCCGATTCGAGGCTGAAGCCCGCCATCGAATCCTCGAGCTGTTGCCGTGTCGACTCGCGGTCCTGGTCCGAACGGAACATGCCGTCGCAGACATACCGTGCCTTGGAGCCACCGTGGTTGACGGCATCGACGGCACTGTAGACCTCCTGGTCGCAGGCATTGGCCGCTGCAATCAGCGCGTTTTCGTCGATCTGATCGGCAGCTGCGAGGTAGCCGGTCTCCGAGCGAAGGAAGTCGGCCAGGCACAGCGCCGGGTTGCGCGAGTAGGCGGTCTGGCCGGTGCGGGGGTCGTAGACCTTCTTGCCGCGCAGCCTGGCCGTGATCTCGGGAAGGCCGCCCTGGAAGCGCTCGAACAGCATGTTGAGCGTCACCACGGCATAGGTGCAGCCGCTCAGCTTGTGCTGCTCCGTCCAGAGATTGGCGCCTGGAAGGGTCTGGTCGACATTCCAGCGAAGGAACGCATCGGCTGTGTCCACGCCGCCAGGCGACGTGTGGAACTGCACGTTCACTGCCGGGCCTTCCGAAGGCCAGCCCGTGAACAGCGGTGGCATCTGGAATTCCGAGCCGTCGGTCCAACCGAACTCATTGGGCCGCCCCACCGATGTGCCGTCGATGAAGATCTCGTCGATCGCCTCGCATTCGTGCGAGGCGAAGACCATCACGATGTGCTTGAACTGAGCCATCGGCCCGCTGTCGAGCACCGCAACGATGGATCCGCCGACACGTGCGGGCGCGCCGTAGACCGTGGCCCAAGGCGCTTCGGAACTGACCAGCGTGGCCGTACGGTCACGCAGGTTGGCCACGTCTTCCGCGAACTTGCGGGCAGCGGCTTGTCGCGCCTTCTTCTTGGCCTGCGAGGACGCGTAGGCATTGCTGACCATGGAAATCGCGGTGCTGACGATCAATCCGCCAACCGCGGCCGCGGCCCCTGCGCTGGCGCCAACAGCCGTACCGATTGCCGTAAAGAAGCTCACAGGATCCGCCATTGCAGCGGTACAGACGCCCAGAAGGGCGCCAAGGACCAGGAAAAAGCGAATCAGACGCGCCATGCTGCCACCCCCGCCGTCAAAGGCAAAAATTGGAGGCGATCCTTGCCAGGCGCCACGATGTTCGAGCCGGTGCAGATGCCGAAACTGTGGCCCGACACACGGCCCACACGGCCACCGCTTCGTGCCAGCACCACGTCTCCGCGTTGAGCCCGCAGGCCGGGCAGCGCCGGCCCGAGAAGGGTGGATGCAGCGGCTTGAAAGCCGCCGACCGCACGCACGTGCCTGAGCGCCGTCAGCAGCCTCTTGGGCGCCAACGCGCCGCCTTGCGCGCGCAGCGGCTCGAGCGGGTCGGTTCCGCGTTGCTCACGCACCCAATCCGCTGCAATGGTCGCGCAGTCGTGCTCGAAGTAGGCGAAGCCGATGTGGCGTCGCGCGTCGATGAAAGTGTCGAGATCAATGCTCATTTGCTGTGCACACCCAGGTTCTGTCGATATTGAAGATTGGCCTGCAGCCACTTGCCGACCCAGACGGCCGGGTTGCCGATCAGGCTGGTGAGATAGACGAAACCCAGCTCACCCGGATGCCGTGCCTGGTGCTGCGCGTTGTTCATGCGCAGCGCGGCGGGATTGCTGCGCACGTCGTAGCTGGCGGTGCGGCAGTCCATGCTGATCGAGGCGTTGTTGCCATCGCGAGCGATCTTCATCTGGTCCATCACGCCGACGAAGCGCAGCACGGGCGCGCCGGTGATCTGCAGCGTGTTGGCATCGAGCATGGCGATCCAGACCCGCACACGACGGTCCTGGTAGTCGGCGGGATCGCCCAGAGCCAAGGCACGCGTTCCGATGTCCACCGGCGAGAGCGTCAGCGTGAGCTTCTCGGCCGCACCGTCTTCGCTCTCGTGCAGCTCGCCGATGGAGCCGAGGTTGCCCACGCCCTGCCAGGTCTCGCCCATGACCTGGACGCTGAGCGGCCAGTTCGTGAAGCGCGCCGTGCCCGAGCGCAGTTGCAGTTCGACCAGTGCGAGTTCGCCATAGGCGGCGGCGCTGGCGGTGGCCTGAAAGCCGCTGTTGGTGGTGACTGTCATTCCCAGGACTCCATGAGATCGAGGCTGAAGCCGCCCTGCGTGCGTGACTCCGACGACCAGTTGTTCTTGGCATCGACCTTGCGCATGAGGCAGGTCGGACGATCCCAGACCACGGCGCTGCCGGCGGCCACGGCCACGCGCAACACCGGCTCGACCGACACCACGATCAGCCCCGACGCGTTCGCCACGGCATCGGCCTGCACATGCAGCAGCTGTCGCTGGATCGATCCCTGGTTGACGCCGATCCAGTCGCCCTGCAGCAGGGTCTTGCCGGCCTGGGCCGCCCCCATCTGGATCGACAGCGACGACGCACCCGCCGCGGCGGCCAATGCCGTCCATGTGCCCCGCGCGCTACCGCGCGGGGCCGGCTGCAACATGTCGCTGACCGCGAGCACGTTGACCTGGCCGCGCAGCGCATGCACCAGGCTGCGCCACATCGCGGCCTCGTTCATCAGCGGGATGCGCTCTTCGCTCACGAGCGCACAGGTACGGCGCGGCGGTGCCAGCACGGCGACCTGCGACGAGCCGGTGTCGCCACTGCTGAAGCTCAGGTCGAAGGTCTGGATGCCGAAGTCCTGCCGCTTGACAGGCAGGGTGGGGGGCAAGGTGATGATGCTCATTGGGGCACCACCCGCATACGCTTGAGTTGTTCCATTTGGCCTTGGTTGTTTGCTTGAAGTGCACGGTCCAGATCAGCCATCACGGCGCCGCGATCGGACCTCGAATCGATGTGGAAGACAGTGGAGGGTGCGTAGTGCAGCGCGCCGCCGCCACTCGCACCTTGAGCGCTCACGCCAAGGCGGCCGTCGGAACCACGGCGCAAGGGCATGATGGCTTCGGGCCCGGCCTCGCCCATGAGGCCGATGCCGTTGGCGAAGGGGAAGAAGGTGGGCTTGCCGACCACGCTGTTGGCGTAGGCGTGCAGGCCGGGGGAGGCGAAGACGTTGCCGTTGGCGCTCTTGACCAAGCCCATTGCGTTGACCATGAACCCGAGCGGATCGCTCCCGCCGAACGTGTTCGCGAGCCCGGCGGCCGTAGACCCCGAAAACCCGCCGAACAGGCCAGAGACGGCACCCAGAATGCCTCCAAGCCCCGACAAGGAACCACCACCGGACTTGGCACCGTCCCCGCCGGACATCGCGTTCTTGAGCGAGCCCGACAACCATTTGGAGAAGCCGTCCACCGCGTCCTTCAGCGTTGCGTCGTAGAACGCATCGGCCAGCGACTGCACGAGCTTCTTCTTGAGCCCTTCGCCCATCTTGTCTATGGCATCCCGACCGCCGCCTTCCAGGAGATTCACGAAGCCGTCGCGGAACACGCCACCGATTTCGCCGGCCATCTTCTTTGACTTTTCCTCGTCCTTTTCCTTCTCCTTCTTCTGCTTCTCTTCGGTGGTTTTCAGGCTTTGAGATCTTTGAGTGACCTGCAGCAAGTCTTGCTCCGCGCTCAGGCGATCACGCAGGGACTGGATGTACGCGGGGTCGACGTTCTCGGTGGCATCGAGCTCCGTGACCTGCCGCTCCAGTTGCGCAATGTTCAGCTTCTGAATCTCTTCCTTGGACAGGCCGTACATGGCGTTCTGCTCTTCCAAGGCGCGCGTCTGCTCGCGGATTTTTTCGGTGGCCTGCTGCGAAGTTTTGAGCACCGCGTTTCGCGGCGTTGCGTCCAGCTCCGCATACGACCTTTCGGCATCGTCATTGACGAATTGGCGTTGCTGCTCGACAGCCTTCGAACGAACTTCCAGCTTCTGCCTGTCAGCAGTCGACCCTTTCTTGGAACCCAACAAGCGCAGTTCGGCCTGGATGGCGTCTTCCTGGTCTTTCAGGTCTTGCAGGCGAAGATCTCGTTTGCGGCGAACGACGTCGTAGTCGGTCAGCAGGTCCTGCTTTCGCAGACTGTCGATCTTCTTGAGACCTTCTGCTGTCTCCCTTGCTTTGGTGCTGTACGCCTCGCGTACGGCTTCAACGCCGGCTCGGAGACCTTCATCTTCGGCACGATTGATACCTGTGGATTCCCCTTTGGGGGCGAAGGATTTCTTGAGCTCTGCGACTTCTCTTTCTTGCTCGACCGCACTCGGCACTGAGAGCCTTGCGGCCTTGGCATCGACAATGCTCTTTCTATACAGATCGACGGCTGCAGCCGCTTCATCCTTCTTGTTGAATCGAGCACGGAGCTCTTTCAACGCTTCGCCCGCCTGGATGCCTTTCTGATCGACGCGAGCGCGCTCCCCTTGAAGAGTTGCATCCCTACTGTTCAGCCGCAGATCGTCCTGCAGCATCGACTGCTTCAGCCTCAGTGTCTCGATGTTGTTCTTCTTGGGAACCCCCACAGCGGCCCCGCCACCCGTTTCGGCGAACGTGCCACTGTCGTCTCCATTGCGCTTGCGGTAGCGCTCAATCTGCTCCGAAACCTCATCGATCTTCTTTTGCATCGGCTCGGCTCGACCGATGTTGCGAATGGCGTCGCTGGCGCGATTGATGGTGCCGATGATGCCCATCCACGCACGGTCCATGGTGCCGAGATTGCCAACCACCTGCTGTGTCCGTTGGCTCATGGCATCGGCGAAGGACTTCTGAGCCAAAGCTGCAGCGTCTTCCTTGCGGCCCTGGTCTTCCAACGCCTTGATTCGCTCGTACGTGCTCGCGTTCAGGTAGTGATAAGTCTCGTTGAGGCTGGCAGATGCTTTGGATGGCTCATTCGCAAGCTTGACGAAGTTCTCCGTGGCCTCGCTGATCGCAGTTCCGAGCACGCGGTTCATTTCCGCGGTGGCGCCCGCCACTTCGCTCAGGACTTCACCGCCGATCTTTCCGGTCCCGACCGCCGCCGTCAGGGCTTCGGCAGCTCGCGACTGCGTGCCTTTCGTTCCCGCGATCTCCACGGCTTTGGTCTGGAGTTGATCGTTCGTCTGACCCGCGTAGTTGCCGGAAAGGATTCTCGCGTTGGCGTAGCTTGTCGCCTCTTTGCTGCCCTGCACATAGGCGTCAGTGAGCGTGACGACGGCTTGTGTTGCCAAGCTGAGGGGAGACAGCAAGCCCTTGATGTAGCCACCCACCGCCCCGGCAGCCGGTCCAATGCCACCAAAGGTGGAAATGAGCTTGGTTCCCTCTCCCACCAGCGATGTCAAAGGCGATTGACCGCCCTGGATGCTCGAAAGCAGGCTTTGAAAGGATGAGGCGACCTCTTTGGCAGAGGCTGCGGCCTTGGCCTTGGCTTCTTCCGCCTGACTCGCTCCACTGGAGATTCTTTCGACAAACTTCGAAAATTCATTGAGGACCCGGGAGAGGTCCGCATTCATTGACGAAGCGTCCATCGTCATCCGGATTCCTATTTGGTGTGTCGCAGCCATGTCTGTATGGTCCGTTTGAGAGAAAGAAAAAATAAGGCCGACATCTGCCGGCCCCAAGCTCCTTCGATGGCCGTCGGCCCGCGCTGTCGCTAGACGTTCAGCACCGCAATGCCTTCGTCTTCCATCACCTGCAACTGCAGGAACACTTCACGCTGGCGCACACGCGGAATGCCCAGGCGCCGCATCGCCACGTCGACCGCACCGAAGTCGAGCCCCTGGAACCACGCGCCTGCCGCACCGGCGACCACTCGCCATTGCGTGCGGCAGGCGTGGAACACCTCGAAGGCTTCCTGGTGTTCCGGCCACAGCTCGAATGGCGGCGGGCCGTCCCCGTTCGCCATCGAGGAGACGAGCTTTTTCGGGTCGAGCCCGAGCGACGCGCACTGGCTGCGGAGATCGTCGTCCAGCTCGTCATGGACGCGATGCGCAACTCCGAGCACGAAGCGCGCGGTGCCCCTCAGTTTTTTACGGCGGCCGGGTACGCGTGCTCGAAGTAGCTGTAGGCAATGGCCGCCTCGAAAGTCGGCCAGTCCTCGGCTGCGGCGGCACGGTTGTCGGGCGTGCAGATGAAGGGCGCGTTGTCTTCGCCCTCCAGGCCCTTCCAGTCGGCCAGCACCATGTCGAGCAGTTCGCGGTCGGTGAGGCTGCGCGCGTCCAGCCGCGCCTGCAGCGTTTCGTTGTCGGTCTTGGACAGGCGTTTGAAGACGGCGTCGAAACGCACCTCCTCGACCTGGCCGTCACCGGGCACACGCATCACCACGGGGGCGATGAAGGTGGGCTTCACGGCGATCTTGAGCTTCTGGGGCATCGGGTTCTCTTCCTTGTGTCTTGAATGAATGACTGGGTGCTTGAGCGAATGAAGAAGAAGGCCGTGCTCAGCGCACGACGATCGACCACTCGTCGTTGCCCGAGCCGCTGGGCACGAACTCGAGCGGCACGGTGACCATCTGCACGCCGTCGACGTCGCTGTAGGTGGGCTTGCCGATCTGCGCGCGCGGCGAGAGGAACTCGACCACGTTGGTCGCGCCCTGGCCGTGCTTGAGGGCCAGGGGCACGCGCTTGCTCGAACGCGCCATGCCGATCCAGTCCTTGGTGGCCACCGAGGTGTTCTCGAAGGTGACCGAGCCGGTGGAGACGCGGGCGGTGATCTCAACCGAGTCGACGGTCATGAGGTCGCGCTTCACGACGGTGTTGCCGGCATCGAAGCTGAAGGCACTGGCCGCCACGCCCAGGCCGTCGAGCGTGAGGGTGGTGTTGGCCTTGTTCACGCCCAGCGGGTCCATGAACTTGGTGTAGTCGGCCGTGGGCAGCGGTGCATCGGCGGCAGGCACGAACAGGCCGGTGAACTCGAACTGCCACTTCGGGATGCCCTTGGCGTCGATGGTGGCCTTCACGTTGCCGTGCGCGTCGGTCATCTTGTAGACGGTGCCGTCGACGTTGCCGTAGATGGTGAGCGACTCGAGGCCGTCGGTGGCCGGTGCGAAGGTGGTGCTGACGCCGGCGGCCGTGGTGACGGCGATGGCACAGCCGCGCATGAGCGCGGCATAGGCCGGCACGTCGCCGGCGGCGGCGACGCCCGCGATCTCGACCGAGAAGGCGATCTTGCTGTACTGGGTCACCAGCACGGAGCCGCGCGAGCCGAAGTAGGGTCGCACGTTGTCGCGCTGGACCACATCGCCTTCGATGGGGGTCAGGGTGACTTCGCTGACCAGGATGGCGTTGGCCGCACCGGTCGGAAGGGCGTCGGTACCGCGTACCGTTTCAGCCTTGGCCAGGATGGCCATCTTGCGCATGAGTTTTGCCATGTCGGCGTTCTCCGTAGGTTGGTTGATGGATGAAGGGAGGGGAATGAACAGAGGGGCCTGGCTCAGAGGTAGCGCCAGGTCCGCAACTGCAGGGAGGCGCCGTGGCACTGCACGCCGCAAAAACTGACCGCACCGGTGCCGCCGACCTGCATGCCGTCGGTGGCTTTCTCGTCCTTGATCGGGCTGGGGGCGCATGCACCGCCGAAGCCCGGATCGGCGCGCACGGTGTCGCGCACGGCCTCGATCAATGCGTCGAAGGCGAGCTCCGAAGCAGCGGCGTCGTCGACGGCCATGTAGCCGTGCAAGGTCCAGGTGTCGACGCTGAGGGTGCGCCCGACATTGAGGCTGCGCTCCTCGGTGGCGTCACGGCGCAGCCACCAGCCGCGCAGCTGCTGTGCGCCGCCGGGCAGCGTGTGAAGGTAGAGCGCGCGCAGCGCGGCCTCGTCGCTCGCGAAACGCTCGCGGTCGTGAACGCGGCCGATCTGCGGCACGCCGTTCAGCGTCTGGACAATGGCCGCGCGCAGGGTGTCGAGGCCGCTCATGCCGCGGCTCCGGCCGAATGCTGCGGCGTGAAGATCGTGTGGATGGAAGTGGTGTGCATCGTTTGCTGCGTTGGTTGGTGAATCAACTGTCGCGGCCGGGCCCGAAATGCAAAAGGCCGACATCTGTCGGCCCCTGGTGCGAAAAGACGGCGGCGCACGCCTTCGTTCATGCGTTCAGTTCGCACCGGGACCCCCACCACGAAACCACTGTTTGATGGCCTCGATGAGCAGCGCAGTGCCGATGGCCATCGCGCCGCCCGAGGCGGCGCCAAACACGGCCGCGCGCTGCTCGACGGCACGCAGCCTTCCGTCGAGTGCATCGAAGCGCGCATCGAAGCTGTCCATGCGCCGGTTCTGCTGGTCCTGCCCCTCCTTCAGGGCTTGCACGAGGCCGTGGATCTGGCCGAGCAACAGCAGTTCCTGTGCGCGGGCGTGGGAGTCGCTCATGGGACGGGCCTTTCTGTGATGAACTCGATCAGCGCGCGATGCCGGAGGCGATCGGCGGCGCAGGATTCCGCGTTGAGGTGGTGGTTGTCCCAGGCGTCGTCGACGGTGAGGCCGGCGTCAGCAGCACAGGCTTCGACGGAGGTGTCAGCAAGTCCGCAGGCACCGGCGGGAACGTCCGTGCCCGCGAGGGCGCTGTTCCACAGCCAGACAGCAGCAAGGCTGAGGCGATGACCGCGGTCGACAGGGTCGCGCTGTGCATCGCCAGGCGCGACAGCATCCGGGTCCGCTCGCGGCGCGACAGGTCGCGCAGGATCGCCAGGCCGCTCAGCGCGGCGATCAGGAACAGCAGGAGGAACGACAAGAGAAACGCGCCGGCGTAGATCATGGAACGGGCCTTCGAGAGTGAAGTAGCGGGCCTGCAGGGCGCTGGCGCCGAGCTGGTAGCGGGTCGATGCGGCGCGCCCGCGCGCGTACTCGGCTTCGAGGTCTTTCGCGAATTGCGCGGCGCGCTGTGCCTCCTTGTCCTGCCAGAGGACACGCTCCTTGGTGCGGCCTGCGTCGTGCACCGCCCATCCACCGACGGCGAGCAGCAATGCGCCCGCACCGACGGCCACGGCGATCACGGAAAGTCGTGTGCCGAAGGTCATGGCGCATTCCCCTGGCATTGCGCGTGCAGGCGCAGACGGTCTTGCCAGAGTCCGCCGCAGGTCTTGTTGCCGGGCGCGGAGCAATCGGTCTTGCCCGCGTACTTCCAGCCAAGGATGGCGTCGCATGCGCCTGCGTAGTCCCCGCGGTTGAGCCGCTGCACCAGCACCGAGGTGTGGCCCGCGCGGCCGCCTGTGCAGAAGTTGAAGGCGCCGATGTTGTAAGCCAGGCTCACATAGGCGTCGTACTCGTGTTGGTGCAGCGGCACTTGCACGCACTGCTTGAGCGCGCTTTCATACGTCTGCACATCGCGCAACGCGCGCTGCAGCGCGGGCACGGGCGCCGTGGTGTCGCCCATGCGCACGCCGCCGGTGGTGCCAAAGCCGATGGTCGGCACCGCGGTGCCATGCACGGGATCGGGGTACGCCTTGTCGCTGTAGCCCTCGCGCGCGACGATGCCCACCAGCCCGGCCGCGCTGAGCGCGAGGACGGTCAGCAGTTGGCGCGGGGACGCGCCCCCTTTTTCGGCGGACGCAGGTCGCCGCCGGAACCTTCGAAAGATGTCATTGCCCATGCCCTGATGGTCGGGCGCGGGGGCCGATCGGCTGAGGTCGACATCCGCCAACCTCCTTTTCCGCGCGGGGCGCTGCCTACACTGGCCTGCCCGCCGATCGCGGGAACGCGCGGGTCAGATCTCGCCGCCGTGCCAGACGACGCGGCCGCTGATGTGCAGTTCGGCCGCCTGCTCGGCGCTGAGCACCTGCGGCTTGTAGGCGGGGTTGTAGCTGATGATCTGCAGGCCGCCGGTCGAGAAGTCGCGCTGCAGCACCTTCACGTAATCGTGGCCGTCGAGCTGGATCACGTACACGCCGTCCTGGTCGAGCGACTTGGTGGCGGTGTCGACCAGCAGGATGTCGCCGTTGTTGATCTTGTCGGCCATCGAGTCGCCGCGCGCATGGACGATGCGGGCATAGGCCGGCTTCACGCCCTTGCGCGCCATCCAGGCCCGGTTGAACGCGAAGCGGCCCATGTCTTCCTGCGAGCCGTTGTACGAGCCCCCGCCGGCGCTCACGCGCACGTCGAGCAGTTCCACCAGCACGAAGGTCTCGTCGTCGAGCCCGTTCGACAGCGGGCTGGCCGGCTGGGCGGACTGAAAAGGATTCAGCTCCGCCGGATCGACGCCCAGCGCCAGGGCCATCACATACAGCTGCGCGAGGCTGGCGTCGCTGACGCCCCGCTCGATGCGCCCCACCGTATTGAAGTGCAGACCGCTGCGCTGCGCGAGGTCGTCGATGGTGAGGCCCTTGCGCTTGCGCAGATCCCGCAACCGCGCACCCTGTGCAAGGGCCAGCTCGTTGACGCGGGCGGTCACCTGGGTGTCGTCGAAAGGGGTAGGGGTGGGCGACGTCACGATCACTCTGCTTTGTGCGAAGGCGCACATATTAAACACACAAAGGTACTTTCTCAACCCAAAAAGTGTTTCGTCGACAAGAAATATCGCTCTGCGTGTTTTTTTAGATTGTCAAAACCTGTTTTGTGTGCATAATCAAGGCCATCAACACAAAACGAGATTTTTCGATGGATTGGCACCCGGCTCAGGTTAAAGCTGCACTTGCAATGGTCGGAACCAACCTGTCGAAGTTGGCCAAAGAACACAAATACGCGCACATCAATGAAGTTCTGTACCGCCCCTGGGTTGCGGCGGAGCGCATCGTGGCCCGCGCGCTGGCGCTGGAACCCGAAGCGATCTGGCCCAGCCGTTACCGGCGTCCGCGCCACCGCGGCATTGCGATGACGCGCAATCCGCATGCGCTGGCGCCTCCCTGCGAAGGGCCGGACTGAGCCTGGCCAGCGGGCGCACCGTACGGGACTTGGCCGGGTTGCCCGGCTTGGCTCGCCAGGGTCTGGCGTGTGCGGAGGAGGAAGAAGAAACGCGTGATTTCAAGAGTGCCCGATGAAGGTTGCAGCCTTCACCGGGCGTGCCAGTGAACTGAGCAGTGCCACGAGCGAGGAGAAATGTACTGTGAGAAAAGGCTTCGTCAAGACCGAGAAAAAGACCGCGTTCGACGGCGCGATGCGCTTCGAACGACTGGCAGGAGGTGCGTGATGCAGGACACCGCCTCTTCCTCCGAATGGTTCGTCGCCAAGGCCTTGCTGGCACTCGCCGAGCAGCGCATCGCGAACGCGCAGGCCGAAGCGGCCGCGCCGCCACCGCCGCCCGACGACACCCCGGCCGAGCCGATGGCGGGCGACGGCGCCCCTTTCGCCGAACGCCTGTGGCGCCTGCTGCGCATCCGCCGCGCACTGACCACCGACGAAGCCGCGAGCCTGCTGGGCGATGCGGACGACGACGTGGCCGAGACCCGGCGCCAGGCCGGCGCACTGATGCTGTCCTGGTCGCGGCAGCGCCCGAAGGACGTGCGCATCGGCGCGCGCCGCGTCGACGGGTTGAAACGCTACGTGCTTCAGCGCGACGTGGGCGCCACGCCGCCGCAACGCACGGCAAGGGAAGGACACCCCGCATGAACGACACCACGGACCAGGCAGATCGCACGGATCGCGCGTGGGAGCAGCGACTCGCACGGGCCGTTGCCGCGCACCTCGAAGCACACGGCACGGCATCGGCCGGGGAACTCGACCGCATGCTGGCGCACCACCTCGCGGGCTACCGGCCCGAGCCGGGCAGCCCGGCGCTTCGCCGGCAACTGGCGCGGCTGGCGGACGGCGGCCACGTCCACGCCGTGACGGTCGGCGGCCGGCGGCGCTGGCGATGCGGCCCCGGGCCCGTGGCCGAGCGCATGGCCTCGGCGCGCCGCGTGACGCGGCTCGACACCAGCGTCTACATGCCCGTGCACAGCCCCGTGGTGCGGCCGGGCGCGCTTGACTTCACGCGGGTGCCGAGCCTGCTGCTCGGCACGCGGTTCGGCTACTGGGGGTCCGCGCAATGAGCAGCGCCGACCCGACCCTCACCGCCGCCCAGGTGCTGGCCGAACTGCGGACCTGCGTCGGGCGCGCGCACGGCCTGCACGTGCGCGATCTCGTCGCCCGCATCACCGGCCGCTCGACACCGGCGCCCGCCCAGGAACGCCGCGCGCGCGAACACGTCGCCGCGCTGCGGCTGCAGGGCGAGCACATCTGCGGCAAGCCTGACACCGGCTACTTCATGGCCGCCACGGCGGCCGAGCTCGACGAGACCTGCCGCTACCTGCGCAGCCGTGCCGTCTCCGGCCTGCGCATCGAAAGCCGGCTGCGCCAGGTGTCGCTGGCGGCCCTGCTCGGGCAGCTCGCCCTTTCCGACAACGACACCCCCAAGAACAACGCCAACTCCTGAGAGGACATCCCATGCAAGAAGCCATCGCACACCACCCGGGTTACTGGAAAGACGCCAACGACGCGCTGATCCCGGTGTCGAAGATCAAGCCCATCGACAAGGACCGCCATGCCGTCGTCAGCGAGCTCTGCGAGCAGGCCCGCCAGCAGAGCGCAGCGCTGATCGGTTTCAAGGTGGCCGCCATGAACGCGGTGCACGCCTTCATCGAGCGCAGCCTGGCGGCCTACGACGTGAAGCAGGGCGGCCGCAAGGGCAACGTCACGCTCGTGAGCTTCGACGGCAAGCACAAGGTGGAACGCCGGATGCAGGACACCGTCGTCTTCGACGAACGGCTGCAGGCGGCCAAGGCGCTCATCGACGAGTGCATCCAGAGCTGGAGCAAGGGCAGCAACGCCAACATCAAGGTGTTGGTGAACGATGCATTCCACGTCGACCAGCAGGGCAAGATCAGCACCGCCCGCGTGCTCGGCCTGCGCCGGCACGACATCGCCGATGCAAAGTGGCAGCAGGCGATGAGGGCGATCGGCGACAGCATGCGCATCGCCAGCACCAAGCCCTACATCCGCTTCTACGAGCGCAACGACGTCACCGGCGAGTACACGCCGATCAACCTGGACGTGGCCGCCGTATGAGCATGCACATCACCGAACCCTCTTTCTGCGCCTGGTGCATGGCGCCCGGCGCCAGCCTGCACGAGATCGCCTGCGACGCCTGCCGGCCGCAGCTCGAAGCCGCGGGCCTGGTCGAACCCTCGGCGATGCGGGAGCGCCCGCCCGCCAAGGTGCAGATCGGCCCCACCGACATCTGAAACGGAGCCCCACCCCATGAGCCCTCCCGAGTTCGTCAGCACCATGCCGTTTCCGACGCACACGATCGCGCCGTGGCCGCGCAGGGCCGCGCCAGCGCGCGACCTGCTGCCGCCCCGGTTGCGGGAGTTCGCCCGCCTGATCGGGTTGTCGGCCACCATGTCCTTCGTCGCGCGCTACGGCGGCCTGCGGATCTACATTCCGGCGAACCCGGCCCCCGACCATCCGTTCGCCGCGCTGATCGGCTTCGACAACCTGCGCGCCCTCAGCGCCGAGTACGCCGTCGACGGCACGGGGCTTCGCTTCGTGCTGCCCAAGGCCCAACGGGCCCTCGACGCCATCCGCAACGAACAGATCCGCACGGACTACAGCACGGGCAAGTCCATCCGCGCGCTGGCCGCGGAACACAGCCTCGTGGAACGTCAGGTCTCGCGCATCGTCGCGGACATTTCGCTCTGA